GATAGTAAGCGAATCGCCAAATGTCTTTTCGTACCTCAGAAAGGGGTTACTATTTAATTCATTAAGTGCCGCCACCAAACTCTTTGTTCCCTGGTCGAGTGCGAAGGTCTTTGATGTCAATTTTGCGAGGATTGCATCTGCGAGTTTTTCATAATCAATGAGCTTTTCTTCAGTTGCTCCTACTATCAGCAGCTGGTCCGAAGATGCTGGTGATGTAGCAACTGGTAACGCTGTTATATTCTGATCTGCCATTATTTTTCCCTCCAAATTGTGATATGTTTTCCAGATCTGGTTGTAAGCTGTTTTCCAGATCTTGTCGTAAGGTTCAAAGTGTCATATGTAGCGAATATTCCCACGCACACGCCGCCAAACTCGTAGTCGGAGTTGTTGACCGTAATGCTGTATCCATATCCGAGATAAATTTCTCCGGATTCCGTCTTCCTGTTCCAGGTATACCATCTGACCGGGTATGTTTTTGTAACATCAGTTCCGTTCTTGTACACTGCTGCATTCAGGGTGGTCGTGCCATCGCCGTTATCGTGGTATTTCACGTTGTATAACAATGTGTTATCCGTCAGACCGTGGAGATCTGTTGTGGTCTCAGACAGCTCCGTCCGGAAGCCTTCCATACTCGTCTCTATGTTCGCTACATTCTGGTTTGTTGTCACAATAGCTTCTTTTGCCTGATCTGCAGTTCCTTGAGCTTTTTTGATATCATCTGTCAGGCCTTCCGCATCAGCAATGATGATCACTGTCTGTGTGTCCAACTCGGACACCCCTCCTGCAGATAAGAGAGTGCATCTGACTGCTTTTACGTTCACGCTTGAGGGCGTATAGATCTTCTGGATTTCATCAGATGTCGAGACATATTTGAGAGTATACGTCGTTCCATCCTCTGTCTCCTGGATGCTGTATCTTCCGGAATAGCTTCTGACCAGTCCATTATCATTCTGCGTTGCTGAGAATGTAATAGATGCCGGTATCAGTGTCTTTTCGTCTTTCTGTTTCCGGACTGCCAGTGTGGAGCTATGCAGGTCGTAAGACAGACCGATTTTTCCGTCTTTTGCTTTACTTATACTGAAACGCTTCCGGATATGTGCTCCTCCGGACTGCACAAGGATGTATTTTCCTACTCTGGTCGTAATTTTTAGACCCTTTCTCGTGGTCAGATATCGTTCTCCGGTTCCGTATAGAGCATCAATATCAACATATCCGTCATCCGTGCTCATGGCTGTGACATAGTATGTCCTGCTTGCATCGTCCCAGTGTCCGGTTACACCTGCAGATGTAGATACTGAGAAAACGCTGTCATCAGATACATCCGTATCTCCGAGATATACCGTCATTTTTGAGAAACAGTCGCTATAGTCCCCGCCTGAGCCATTTGCGTTTGTATGGACCACGTGTGCATCGTTATTCAATGCGGCTCCAATGGCGTCCAGTGTGGATATTCCAGAAAGTACGGACAGAGCCTGCTGTGCTGTCTTCGAAGCAGCTCCTGCTGTCTCATTTGCCGCATCTGCCTTACTGGCCGCTGATGAGGCTGTGGAACGGATTTCTGTCACGTTCTGATTCAACTGGCTATACGTCTGATTCAACGACTGATTCTGTTCATCGAACCAGATCCGGCTACTCTTGATAGTCTGCGAGCTGTCATTGATTGCTGATACCACAGACGGGATGTCCAGCTTGGAACCGGCAATCCCCGCGTTATCTGCGACCATTTTGTTGACGATCAGGCCATCTGCAATTGCATCTGGTTTTACTCCGGTAGAATCAATCAGGACGCCTTTTCCATCTTTATCAAACAGTGCAAAGGTAAAGTCACCTTTCGCATCCCGGCCAGCCTGCATCCGGACTGTTCCGTCTGAATCCGACCACTGCTGTGTTGCTTCCTGGATACGGATACCGCCGTCATCAGAAGCTATCCGAAATTTATTTGTGCTGATTGTGCCTGCAAGCAAGTCAGCTACTGATACAGTCTGCATCACTGCCGACCGGATCAGTGCCGTATCAATGACTGCATTCTGTGAGGTCAGGTGAATATTCTGCAGATCTCCGATTCCTGCACCGCCGGAAAGAAGTACTTTGATGTTTGCGTAATTTCCATCCAAAACATCAATTTTTGCGTTGGCCGCTGTAAAATTCGCAGCGGTCAGCTCCTTGAAGTTACCAACTTCTCCGTTTATCTTCTGTACATTCTCTTCCACTACACTCAAATTTTTGATCGTAGCGTATGTGATGTTCGCGGTATCTACATCTAGCTTGTTGATCATCGCCCTGTCAATCATTACCAACTGTGCGTAATACCGTTCCATTTCTTTTGTCTGCGGTCCTTTATAATCTGCGTTGGTTTCTTCTTCTGACAGGCCGACAGCTTCAACTGAATATGTAAGACCGCCATCGTATTCCCAATCCAGTTTCATGATAGGAACCTTATATGTGTTTCCAGACAGATCTGTTACGGTCAGGATATCCCAAGGATCCAGTCGGGGATCTCCCAGCATTTTCAATGTACCTGGCATATAGGAGAAATTTTTGAAAGATGCCAGGATATTATTGAGGACTGTTTGTGTCATGAACGGATTGGAAAAAGACACGGACCTTGCTCCGGATCCCGAAAAGATTGATATGCTTTTTCCATTTTTATCTTGTCCCGTAAAACATACAAATTTTGAAACATCAAAAGCATAATCATTATGTTCAAAATTTCCCCAGTACCGGCTCGTCTTTACCTTATAATCTGAATCCACATAGGTATGCAGCTCGATCTGACCTCTACGGTTGCAAACCGCAAACGCCCCATAAAGCTGGGCCACGTAGGAAAGCACTTCCCTGCAACTATATCCTTTCGGCACTTTTATGGATATCGCAGTTAATCCGGATGTCACTACAGGAACACCTGTGATATCCGCAATCTTCTTCAGTACTGCCACTGTATTTGTGGTTGTGCCATCCATGGAAAATGTCCGCTCTGTGTTCATCATACGGTCGTAAGCTGTGAATGTGATCTGATCGTCCGCTTTCTTTGGCTTCCCTACGGTAAAGTATCCCATCGGGATGTATTCTGTCAGACCGTTCACGTCCATCCCGATCTGCAGGAGGATCTCTTTTCCCTCGATCAGGAGGTTGCCATCCGGAATCGTTACCTCGATATACTGGGACATGGTCGATCCTAGGGAAAAATCATCTTCTGCCTCAGATCCTCCGGTGAGCTTGATGCTCTTAACCTTTGTGATCGATACCTTGTCATAAGTAAGCAGACACTTAAATGTTCGGGAATCCTGCTGTACCAGGTTTCCGAATTCTGCTGTTGACTGATACACAGGACCGCCTCCTTACTCTGTAATCATAAACTCAATGACATCCAGTTCTTCCATGGTCAGTGAATCATACTTTTGATCGTCATCGCATTTTTCGACAATATCAATTGATACCGTGTGGATTTTCACTGCAGTTTCAATCGCTAAAAGTTCACTCATATCCTTCTCAAACTCATCTTTGTTTTCGAACACATAGCAGCTATCCTTGACAAGATATTCTCCCTTTTTGTCCTTTTTCGCATATCTGGCAATAAGCTCTTCTCTTTCTTCCATGTATGCAGTTGCCGCTTCCTGGACTGCTGCCATGTTCTTCTTGATCGCATACGCCAGACGAACTGGCAAATGTTTCTCTCTTAAGCCTGCACAGGTGTTAAGGAATGCTACAATCTCACTGTTCTTCATCTTCATGCTCCCTGTTCCTCCGTATCAGTATTTTTGGCAGTATCTACTGTTCCCTGATCCTCCAGTTTCCACAGGAGCTCGTCAAATGCAGCCATGTCTTTTCTACATTCTGCTTTGTTCGCCTCATACATCTCCTGGTCCTGAATGGTCTTTGTGCAGTTGCTCTTTCCGGTTTCCGGAACCTGTGCAGACATGTATACCACATTTTTTCCATTGATGATGGAGTTGTAACTGAGATTCATTGATTTTGTACCTTTTAACATGTTCGTTTCCTCCTTATTTCTGTACTATGCTTACAGATGCGCTCTTGTAGAAAAAAGTCCCTCCAAGCCAGCCAAGCTGTTCCTTTGTCAGGGTTCCTCTGTATGATATAATCGTCAGATCGATTCCATCATCACGGAATGAGATCGGGAAAAAGCCTGCGATCATGACCTGTTTGATCAGCTTTAACTCCGTTTCTTCAAGGATCCCCCATTTTATTGAGACATCCTTTTTCTCAGCAATGACATCTCCGGCCATTTCTCCTGACGCCAGACGGCCTGTATTGGAGGACCATATGATCTCATCATTTACACTTATTTCTACTGGTGCCGGAAGCGTGACACTTCCTGACCACAATATTTTCTTAGCCATGTATCACGCCTCCCTTAGTAAAGCAGCTCCGGTTTCCCGGTTGCTTTTGTGTTCTGGTTTGTCTTTCTGATGAAATATTTTCGGATTGCTTCCGGATCCAGTTCTACAACCGGCAGATTCTTAATCAGTTCTATCAGTTCCTGCAGTAGCTTCTCTGTTTTTGCAGAATCGCCGCCTGACAGTTCTGCTGCTGCCCTTGCCATTTCCAGTAGCTTTCCCTCCGGAGCCACAACTTCACCCTGGTGCCGGTTATCACCAATCATGGCCAGCTGTGGAGTGTTCGGTTTTACATAACCACCTTGTGCCAAAAACGGAATTGTACCAATCGAAGGAATGCCAAAGCCACCGAAGCTCCATCCATTTCCACCAATTCCCGGAATCCATGAAGGCACCGTGATCTTGAAATTGATGCTGTTAATCCGGTTGATCAGTCCGTTAACCGTTCCGATCACTGCATTAAAGCCTGATATGATTGCATTGACTGGCGTTCTTGCAAGTCCTGTAAGTCCTTCGAATACACCTACAAATGTCTGTTTGATTCCATCCCATGCCTGCCTCCAGTTCCCCGAGAACACTCCCTGGATAAATGTCAGCAAGCCATTAAAAATCTTCTTGATGCTGTTGATCTTTGTCCGAATGCCCGCCAGAAATATGTTTAAAACATTTCCGAGCACACCAAATCTCTTCGACCAGTCTGTCTGGAATACAGATGCAAGCCAGTTCCTGAATGTGTTGAATTTCTCTTTGATTGCATTCCACTTTGAAGTAACGCTGGTATACAGAGCATGTATCGCATTTGAGCAGTTTGTGGTTAATGTGTTGAACGCATTTACCGCTCCATCTCTCAGGCCACATGTTTTATCAACAACCCAGTCCTTAAGTTTTGTAGCCCATTTGCAGATCGTATCCCAGTTCTTATACAGCAGGACTCCTGCTGCGATCGCTGCTGTAATCGCAATCACCAGAAGTCCAAAAGGACTTGTCAGGAAAGTAACTGCTGCTCCAAATGCGGTAGTGAGTGCCGTGGCAATTCCGCATATCGCATTCCAGGCAGTCGTGGCTGCCGTCATGGCCATCTGTGCCGCTGTATCCGCTATCTTTGCCGCTGTGGCTGTCGCAATACTAAACGCCTGTTTTCCAAGTGCTGCAACGCTCTGCCCTGCGCTTATCACAAAATCTTTTGCGTACAGAGCAGTTAAGTACATCGTTTCTGCTTTGTCCGTGAGCTTTGCGGCTATATTCCCCAGAAGCGCTGTCCGAATTGCTTTCAATGCTCCTATGACGCCACCTGACTGCTGGATAAATGAAAGCAGCTCCGTAACTTTCCAAGCTGCAAAAAATCCAGCAACCATCGTAGCTATAAACTGTATATCGCCGGGATATGTTGTGCACCAATCAGAAAAAGCTTTCAGGGCCTCGTTAATTCCGTCCCATGCCTTTAAAAATGCACTACCAGTCCACTTTGCTACTGGCTCTAAAACACTATCCCAAAACCAGTTAAATAATGGCTTCAACGCTGTAAGAACACTGTTTACTGCATCAATAGCAAGTCTCAGTGTATCCAGGAATCTCGGAACAACTTCATTTGCGGTCCAAGTACCCAGCGGAACCAGAATATTCTCCCAGATCCACAGGAGGCCATCTCCTACATTGACCGTAAACTTCGCCAGGGAATCCCAAAGCTTTGCAAGAGCCTTGTTGATCTTTCCAAAGTTTACTTTCATCAGTCCATCATTCAGAGCATTGATGAAGCGTGGAAGACCGGTTCCCATGGTCCACTTTCCAACAGGAACAAGGAAGTGCTGCCAGAAGTCTTTCAGAGCTGTCCAGCCAAACTTACCAAGTCGTGCAAGGCCATTGTTCCAGAGATTCTTGAGGGCTTTCGTTGTCGGCTCGATGGCCTTCTTCATATCCTCGAAGACTTTCTTCCATTTCTTCCCCAGTTTAGATACTGCATCTTCGCCAGTTGATAGAGAACCGAAATCTACAGGACTTCCCAGGCTTCCGCCAGATACACCAGAGCCTTTCGGAGTGCTGCCGGAATCTCCTGTGCCTCCGGATGAGGATTCCGATGGTTCGGAGAGCTTCGTGATCTTGTCGAATCCCATCAGGGACCGCATCTGTTTTGCTGCTTTCTGCGCTGCGTTTCCGGTCTTCTTTACAGCGGATGTTGTATCATTCGCCGCATCTGCCGCATTCTGCAATCCTGTGCTGGCATCTGTTGCCGCTGTTCCGGCCGCCGCAATCTGGGCACTTCCTCCCCCGGATGATCCGGAGTTCTTGTTCCCGGTGATCAGCTCCGTGAAAGCTTTAAATGCATTCGCAAGAGTGACCAGTTTTCCCAGAAGGTTGTTCACTGCCTGTATGATCGGCGTGAACAAATTGATCAGTCCCTGGCCGATCGATGCTTTCAGGGAATCAATCTGTAACTTCAACACCCTGACCTGGTTCGCCCAGGAGCCGGATGTCCTGGCGAAGTCTCCGGATGCTGCAGATAACTGCTGCTGTACGAACGCATACCGCAAAGAGACTTTTTCGGCCTCTGTCATCTGCGCCGTGGTCTTTCCATACCCGTTCGCAAGGGCATAGCTATCCAGAGCTGTTTGGGTCATGACGACGCCCAGGTCCTTGAGGGACTCCGTCTCGCCTGTAAACACAGACTTCAGCTTTGTATATGCTTCGTCTTGACTAAGGTTGTAGAATGACGCTACATCCGCAGTCAGGGACGTGAGAGCAGTGCCCATGTCGTATGCCTGCTGCTCATTGAAGCCAAAGGCTTTTGCCATTGCTCCAAACGTACCTGTGTACTTTTTTGCCATAGTCTCACTGAGGCCTGATGCCTTCAGTGCAGACTGGGCAAACTTGTCAACCTGTGCTGACATATTCGGGAAAGTAACATCAACTACGTTCTGTACCTCTGACAGATCACTTCCAAGATCCAGGCAGGACTTCCCGAAGTCCACCAGTTTCTTTACAGCGAACGCCCCTGCCAGGGCTGCACCAGCTTTTTTTGCAAGATTCTGCATCCCTGACATCTGTGTCCGGAATGAACCTTCGTTAACAACCAGATCCAGGCCGATCTGGCCGATGCTTGTTGCCATATGTACCACCTGCCTTTTTGAGGCATCGGCACAATGGCACTACTTGCCTAGAGTAATTTCAAAAACTTTCTTGCAGTGCCGGGCCTGGCACTTAATAAAAACACCTCGGCATCTTGCATCCGGGGCATACTGTACTTTTTGTTCATGTCCGCAGTATGGACATCTTATTTTCTTTTTCTCAATTTCTGCTCACCCCTCTCTCGGGCCCAGGCCTTCCCAACTTAAGAATCCCATCTTCATCGCATCCAGCTGTGCTTCAACCTGTGCCCTGTCTGCTGTGGCTGCGATCTGTTTTGCCCGCCGGCGTTTCCATTCATTCCGGATACGATGCTGTTCAGGTGTAAAGTTCTCCAGAACATTCTTATCTTCCTCTGTTCGGATAGCTACGATCCGCCCCAAGGCCGTATCTGGGCCAAGGCCGGATAGCAGGCTGGCAAACTCCGCCCACTTCATTCCTGCCGGCAGTTCATGGGATAAGCGCAGCCCGTACTGTGACTGAAAGCTGCTGACGATCAGATCGAAGTCGTCAAGCAAGTCATAGCACGGGTCACTGCTCCCCCTCGTCTTCTCCTGTTACAAGCTCGATCGCTGTGTTTACAATCAGCATCAGGGATTTTGCAGACAGTTTTTTTCCATCCTTCTTGTACTTGCAGATCGCCGAAAGATCTCTTTCACTGAGAAGAAGTCCCAGAGCCTCCTTGATCGTACTCAGACTTTCGCCCTTGCTGAGTACACCCATCAGCTTCAGCATTGTCTCAGCGTCAGCTCTTACTCTTACCTTCAAATTCCCGATTACAAGTGTCGGATCTGTATCGAACTCAAGTTTCTCTGTGATATTTACTACTTTTGCCATAGTTTTCTCCTTTTCTCCCTGCAAATCACACTGCAGGTGTAATGGTCGGTTTGCCGTTACCGTTGATCTCAACTTCCAGAGCACCTACGTTGGTGGAATCTCCACCTCCGATGTTCTTCACATCAAAGATTGCATTGTCCCAGGAGATCGTGGTTCCATCCGGATGCATCCATTCAAAGTAGCCTTCTGCATCGTGTCCGATCTTAAACACTTTTCCCGCTACATAGTCATTGCCGGTATCACCGATGTTCCTTTTTCCGGAAAGAGTGATCTTGATGCCTTTCGCAGTCATCAAACCTCTCTGCCATCCTTCTGTATCCATCGGTGTCCATGTCTCGACGCCGTTGGTAAACTCAGGAGTGAATGTTTCCACGTCTGCGATCACTGTAGCAGCTTCTTTGGATGCTCCGACTTTAAATTTATTGTCCAGCACTGGGAAAACGTTCGTTTTTCCAGCAAATTTCTGCAGGTTCATTTTCATATCATTCGCCTTCTTTCTTTTTCTCAAAAATAACAGCTGCTTCTATAACCCATTCACAGATACCGACATCATCTTTGCCGATATCCTGTGGGTCATAAAGCAGCTGAAAAAATTTTATGGTTCCTTCTTCTGTCTGAATATCTCTTGCCCTTCTGAGCGTCTCATATAAGCCCATAGCGACCTTTTCCGCATCACGTGGAGACTTATTCCAGTGAACTAAAATCGTGACGTATTTCTCGCCATAGCCTTCCAGATCCGGGCCTCCAAGAGCTCTATGGGAGCTGTACTGATGCTTACTGTTATACACTCCCAGGGACTTTTCCTTTTTTGTATCCAGGGTTCCCATGTACACATGTTCATCCTCTGTGATGCCAAGAGAAGAGATATATTCTCTAACACTTCCCAATGTGATCATACGCCTGTCAACCTCTTATAGAATTTCTTAAATGCTTCCGGGGCAAAGTCTGATGCAGGTCCATTCGGCGGGATCCAGTCCTCGTACCATTTGCCCTTTGCATGCGGATTCTCCTTTGTCTGAAAGTGATATTCCGGATGGAAATATAAGCGGCGGGCATATGGTGTTGTTGACACTATGCTGACTTTTCCCTGGCCGGACTGTGAGTGATCAACAAACGTGCTTTCATTCTGCAGATTTCCTGTATCACGTGGGAATACCTGCGCCTGCACCACTTCTGTATGCAGTGCCTCCGCAGTCAGCTCAAGAGCCTGTGCCTGTGCATCGGTGAGCTGCCGGATCTTCGGAAAGTTCATCTTTATCGTTGAATTGACCTTTATCACAGCAGCATCACCTCCGTATAATTCACAGTCCCATCCGGATTCCGGTTCTTCCGGGCTTCCTGGATCCGGCGCTGCACTCCGAACACGATCGCTGTACCGCCGGATATTGTCGGAAGCTCCGGACAGATATCCCCGGGGAAAAGCGCGGATCCGGTGATCTGGACCAGCTTCTTTTCCTCTGTGAATATCGTCTTTGCCTTATCCTGATAATTGCACTTGCCGGTATATGTCACCGGCTCCAGGGGCTCTCCATATTTACTCACGCCTTCTCTGGCTATGCTGACTGTGATATCAGTCTGACACAGCCGTTTTGGCACTAAACACGGATATCTCATAAGCTCACCTCGCTAACCGGCAGCACAGGCCTGTCTGTTGCAGCATGGAATATGTATCCCGCCGCATGGCTACGCCCTTATCAGCAAAAACATTCCAGGCACTGCCGAACTGCATGGACACACCGTTGATGCTGTACGATGACAGGACACTTGCGATCATATCTGCGTTTTCGGTTTCAAAGTCTGCCTGCTGACACACCACTTCCAGGATGATCTCCTGCTGATACTCCGTGAGATTATCAAAGCCTCTTCCTACGATACGGTTAAAGGTCAGGGAATCCACGTGCCTGCTTGCCTGGATAAGGGCTTTTTCCTGATCGTCTTCCGAAATCAGTGTTCCTTTGTATTGGGTTTTGTAATAATCTTCTGATGCGTATGATTTATAAGTCATCCTGCACCTCTTATTTCTTCGCTCTTGCAGACGATGCCTTTTCGGGTGCCTTTTCTTCTGTCAAAGCTGAGAGTTTTTCCTTTAACTCCCTGTTTTCTTCCTGAAGTTTCAGATAATCTTCGTATGGCACCATCTTTCCTTTTCCGCAGGCAATCATCATCCCGTCCTCGAAGATATCATATCCCTGGGACCGGTAATTGTCTTTCTCTGATTCTGTGATCGTATAGACTTTATTCCCTTTTTCTGCCGTCATATCATTCACCCACCTTGTTGACTGCAATACCGCAGGACTTATTCTCGATCAGGAAAGTATCTGTATAATACCGGTTCTGGTATACATACTTATCTGCTGTACGAGAATCGCTGCCCGGGGTAAACAGTTTCATGTATGCGTATTTATCGCGGCTGATCACGCAGGACGGATGTACCAGGATCATGTTGATCTGCTTCGCACCGATCGCAGGCACACACCCCGTTGTGAAATCGTATTTATCCTTGAATCTTGCAGACGGAACTGTTTTGATCATTACATCGTCCAGGCCATGCACCCTGCGGTCGATCACTCCTGCTGCTCCGACTGACATGGTTCTTGTGATGCCATCTGCTTCCTTCAGAAGTTTCTGTACGGCGGACGTAAGATACAGGATACGTCCTTCCTGCGGTACAGAAGCATCATCCATGTCTGCCATCCACTGATCAAAATACTCAAGGATATTCTGTGTTGTAAGTGCTGTAGTATCTACCACTGCGCCTTTGGATTTATATGTTTCTGCCTCTTTTGCCAGTTTAGAAAAACGATAGCTGTCTTTCTCCGGAATTGCCTGTTCCTCTTCAAAGACATTCTGGATATTTGCAATCTCAGTGACAAGGTTAGTCTCGTCAATATCCATCGGATCAATGGCAATCTCAATATCTCTGTCGTGTTCCAGTTTCTTTGGCTCCCAGTCATTAGAAATGGTGCCAGCGTTGAATCCCATGGTGTTTCTGTTGTGATCCTTGTATCCGGATACAGTCAGTCTTGGGATCTTAATTGTCTGCGCGTTCAGGAATTTGATTCCCTGATTGGAGAGAGTCAGGTCATTGGATACCATCTCTCTTGAGTATTTCTGTGCAAGTTCTCTCATAAAAAGTTCTGCATATTCAAATGTTGACATTCCTTTTTACCTCTTTTCTATTTTTTATTTCCAAAAATGGCCGCAAGCTGGTCATTCTGGTTTGTCTGCTGCTGATTGCTTCCAGGCGCTCCGATCTGGAAACCTGACTGCTGCTGTGTCTGTGGTTTCAGTTCTGGAAGAACTTTCAGCACGTTATCCAGAGCTGTTTTTAAGTTTTCCTCACTAATCTTCCCGTCTTTGTCCATTACTTCTGACATGTCTGCCAGTTTCAGCACGAACGGGATCTTTTCCGGATTGATTCCGAGTTTTACTGCCTGTAACATGGCTGCATTATTAAGCTGCGCTTTCTGTGTTGCCTGCTGTGCCTGTGCGAGCTGTGTCTGCATTCCCTCTACATCCGGCTGGTTGGCTGCCTGCTGCTGTTTGTAATCTGCAATGGCCTGTTCCGCCTGTTCTTTAGTAAGGCCCTGCTGCTTGAAATACCCTTTCAGTACAGTGTCTTCCGTAGCGCTCTGCTTTCCGGCTACGATAGTTGCCAGACGGTCATAGTCGAACTGGAAGGACTGCTGTCCACCCTCACTGCCGGCACTTCCGCCGGTACCAGCGCCTCCGGTTCCGCCTGTAGTGCCTTCTCCTGCGCCTCCTTCAGCAAATAACTGAATGTTCATAGGGATCCTGCACCTAAATTTCTTATACATGTCTTTATGCTCCTTTACAGTTTTTTCTGTGCTGTCTGCACTTACAGTTTTATGTGTGTCTCACAATAACAGTTGTTATCCCGGTGTCTCCGTGTAGTTTTCTGTCTTCGGACATAAAAATAAGGCGTTTCACCCTACGCCTCAACGGGAGATTTCGGATCACCGCCTTTCTGGTTTGTGATCTCTTTTGCTACTCTGTAAGATACAAGGTACTTTCCTCTTTCTTTTGATACCTCGTATTCCTCTCCGACTTTCCGGAGCTCCAGATCATTTTCTTTGTCATAAAAATCATGGATAACTCTGATTTTCATCAATCTCACCTCCCCTCCGTTGCACCGGTGCAATTACAGTTTAAAGCACATATTCTGAAACTTCTTATAAGCATCAAGGTATAACTCGTGCTTATCTCCGTTATATGTCAGCTCATAATACATTCCATCCGGCACAGTCGTGCTCAGAAGTGCTTTACTGTTCTGTAATGTCTTACAACTCCATACCACGTACACATCCTGTACTGTGATCTGTTTTCCATCGGTCTTATCCATGTGTGAATTTGTATATTCAGCTACTTTTGCTTTACAAATCCTTAAGAATTCTTCGTTCCCCATTACTTACCTCCTACGCAATGTTCAATTTTCTTTATTTCATCTTCTAAAACAGTTATTACTTTTTTGTGCACGCTCTGTTCTTTGCGTCATTAATTATTTTTGCAATCTGCTCCGGAATTGTTTCGCCCTTTTCCATTGCCAGAAATCCTTCGGCAAAAGTCTCGTATGGATTCTCCGCTGCATATCGGCTGATTCTGGATGCTTCAACTTTTCCTTTTGCAGAATAATGTTTGTTTATATCGTATTTCCAGTCACCACTTAAGCTTCCTCCCAGCTCCTTCATTCCATAAATCGACTTTTTCTGAACATAATCAACTTCTGCATGTCGGTGTATAAAATGTCCATATTCATGTACAAAACAATCCGTCACATTTTCTCTGACCGCTGTTCTCTTCTCGTTTAGCTGTATTTCAGCTTCGACTTTCTGTATCCTAGCTTTTTCTCTCTCGTAACCTTTTACAGATTTATCTGCTAAAATCTTTTCAGCTTCATTGTGTCTCTGTTCAGCTTTTCTTTTAATGTCATAATGTTCATTGTATTCAACGAGCGAGTGTTCCGATTTTCTCACCTGTTCCAAATATTTGTCAGGATCATTAAAATTATTAGAAATGTAAATCGTATCATCAATCCAGTTATATGTAGCCGTTGCATTCTCTACTTTTACAGGACTATATACTACAGTCTTCGGCATGATCCCATATTTTTCATGTAAATTCCTGATTGTGCTTTCCAGATCATCTACCGCTTCTGGTTTCATTTTTCTTGAAAACTTAACATTTTCAAGAATTCCGTCCTTGACCAGTCGTTTTTCAGCAACATTTTTATAAATTTCCTGCTTATTCAAAATCTGATTTTTCAGGTCTTCAAGCAAATTTCCGATTGCTTTTTTCTGTTCACTAGCCTGTTTCAACTGTTCTATTTCTTTCGGAGTTCCTGTTAGCTCAAAATAAACTTTCTGGGTAAGGGCGTGTTCTGTTTCTTCTACTTTTCGCAGTTGTTCCTCCAGGCTATTCTGTCTCCTGTACGCATCTGCAACTTCCGCCTTGATAACGTTTCTGTTATCCTGTACAGTTATTGAATCTTTTATAACTTCGCCCTGTCTATGCCATTTTTTTTGTTTTATTTTGTATTTTTTCTCATTTTCTCCGTCTAATGCCATATCGGTAAGTAGTTTATACTTTTTCTCCTGTCGTTCTGCGTACTGCTGCCGAGCCTCTTGCTTGTTCTTCTTTTCTATTTCCTTAATCTCTTTTTTCGTGAACTTCCCATCCGGCGGGGGGGATATTCCAGGAAAATAGGTCGTGTGGCTGTCCCTACAGCGCGGATGGTACAGGCCGGCAGCTATAGCTTCTGACAGCAGCTTATATCCGGTCTCTGAGGCTTCTTTCCTGGTTCCGCCACTCCAGACATCATCGACCATGACTTTCCCTACGAACGGGACACACAGAGGACAGGGACATCCACTGCCTCGCTTATTGATGATCACGGTATGTACTCCCCACTCCTGGCGTTTCACGCCTTCTCCCTGGAGGTATGCTCTCTTGCTGGCTGTCCGGATCGCCATGTCCGCATAATCCGCAATGGTATGTCTTGCTCCGTTCGCGTACTGAATGCAGTTAAGGCCTGCTTTCAGGAAGTCTTTGGTCGCCATGTCAACGGCTGTCTCATATGTTGCAGCACCTGTGTTCGCATATACCTGGGCGTTGTAGATGATCTTCCGGTACTGGTCGTTCGCCATGCGGAGGACTGCTGTCTCTGCCTTTTCCATATCGTCTGTGGTGGCTTTGATCAGTGCTTCCAGCTTCCGGTCATTCAGTTTAAAGAACTCTGCCATGCCGCCTTTCGTGACACGCTTTGCCGGAAAGCCTTTCCGGATTGCTTCCAGGATCTTCTTTTCCTGTTCCATCTGGCCTTCTATGTTTGCGGCCGCTATCAGGCCGCTGATCTTGGCATTGATATCTTTAAACTGCTTGCCGTACTTCTTTTTGTTGTCATGCTTATACTTTTCCAGGGACTTCAGCATCTCTGTCTGCCACATGGACCACTGCATCTTTTCATCGGATTCTTCCGCTTTGTGGCGTTTCATGTTCCGGATCATGGATGCCATCAGTTCATTCTCAATAGCTTCAAATGCGGCTCCGATATCATATACATCATTGATCTTCGCCATATCACTTACCTGCTGTTATAGTGGACCTTGAATCCCTGCTGCCTGAACTCCCTCACTGTGGCTTTCAGCTTTGTTACGCTGACGCAATGGTCATTCCGGAGCTCTGCATAATCACTTTTCTCGATTGCGTACACTCCTATCGGAAGTACCTGCTGCCTGGCCACTTCCAGAAGCTCCCGGTATCTCTTTTTGCTCATCTGGTACATTCTGGGTCCCACTTTTACCTTCATCCGGTTCTCCTCCTGTCTCCTGTCACATCCGCACGGAAATCACCCGCAGCCATATTCACTGCCGGTTCTTCCATGTCCTGTATGCCCTGTTCCGCTTTCAGACGGGCGATTTCTTCCTCTTTGCAGTGCTCGTCCAGGCTGTCACCGTAAAGTTCTTCTACGCACCGCTCAATGCTCATGATCCCGCCCTGCTTTGCCTTGGAAACAGTTTCCACCTGACTCTCGAAAGACGGGTTGGCATATTCTTTGAACTTGATGTTCACCTCTACTTCTTCCAGTGTCTCATTGTGGAGAAGATGATAGGCATTGATTGCAGCACTTATCAGTTCCGGAAGTGTTTCCTGGAGAGCTTCGATGATCGCATCCCTGGTATAGAGAGTCGTCTTCTCTTTTTCCCTCTGGGCATCTGCGTTATCAAGCTTTTTCACATCAATACCCAACGTTGAGGGACTGATGATTCCCTGCAGGCACAGATCCAATGAGGTACAGTAGGATGCCAGGTAACTGTCATGGGCTATGGACGGCTGTATCGAAAGGATCTGGTTCTTTCCGTTCTCGTCCATGTTATTGTCACCAACTATAAAGCGGTTATCGAACGCATTTGGCTTCATAAATCCGCCTCCGTTCGGATCTCTCGGGATATAACTCTCCGGGATATAGGTCCTTGTCCTTCCTGCCCTCAGTGCATCCATCCACTGGCTCCATGTCTCATCGAAAGCATCAAAGGCATCCAGTTTTCCATCGAATATGCTGCCGCCCCTGCCTTCAAACTGACTGCTTTCATAAACCTTCAGCGGTACGGCAAGGATCACGCTCTTATCAAATGTCACTGTCCTCATATCAGCTGTTTCATCCAGTGTATTGAGCGGTACCTCTGTCTCTCCTCTGTACAGGTGTGGATCAATGTACCCGTAACCATAGTGTTCATTGAGAACATACTGCCGTTTCCCATCCATATACACTTTTTTGAATATGATCTCTTTCAATCTTCCGCGGTTCAGGACAATCTCGATGTGTTCCCCCGGATACCACTCCAGGATCGGATACTGACTCAGGTCTGTATCAACAGAGATCTTGTATGCTCCATCACCGATGAACAGTGTTTCTTTCAAGGATTTTTCGAACTTCTTCCTGAATTTATTATCTTTCTCGATTTCTCCCCAGAGCTGTTCCTGCTTCGGGCTTGAGAATTCAAACTTTTCCATTCCGGAAACAATGATGCTGTTCAGTACCCGGACGATCAGCGACGGAAGTCCTGTATGGATCTTTCTCATTTCCATTCCCGGTGTACACCTGGAACTCCAGAATTTCTGTTTATCTGCATATTCCGGCATCTGACGGTACATCTGCTCGATCTTGTTCCCATCCGCCGAATACCATATCCTGTTTCTTATAGCATTCAACTCAAAATCCATGGTTTCATCAATCTGTATCGCATACGGGCTGGCCGGTACAATGTTCAGCCATGACCGGATCCCATGCTTTATCGTCTCATTCAATTTCTGCATCCACCCCATTCCTTTATTCCTCCTCAAAGCCTATTCCATTTCTGTATGGAATCCATCCATACTGACTGGCGTTTATCGTGTGGTCGTTCCTGTCTTCCGGAATATCCTTATCCTCATTCCAGGAATATTTTTCCAACTCTGCTATATGCTCTGTACATTCATCCACAACCAGGTAACAGTCCTGCTGGATCCATCCCAGCTGCAGCTTGATTCTGTCAAGAATCTCGACTTTTTTGTAAGACTCGATGAAATTGTACAGACATCCGTGAAGACGTTTATACTTCCTCAGCTCCGTAATCGTGGCCGCATCTGCACAGTCCACAAACGTATCTTTTGCAAAGCCCCATTTTTTTCTCTGCCTTTCCAGAAATTCTATAAACTTCACTGCCGTATCTGACGGGGCAAGGGGCTGGTCCAGATCTTTATTGCTGTATACCTTCTCAGCAAGTGTGATCAGCTTTCTGTCTTCTGTGATCCCCTGGAATATCATTGCGATCGTATCCGGAGACTTAGAAGAATAAGACGTGTCAAGGCCGCAGGTGAACTTTTTGAACTTCAGCTTTCCTGCTGCCATCTGGGCTCTCACACATTTCTCAGATACAACATGCTTCTTTCTGCTGAAATTCGGGAACACCAGACCTGTAGCTTTTCCTCTCAAGCCCTCGATCTTGTTCTTCCAGATCTTTGTTCCTTTCGGTGTGTTCTGTATGATCTGCTTCTTCTTTTCTTCCGGAAGTCCTGCATTATCGTCAAAAGAAAAGAACCAATGTACCCAGCCGGATTTTGGTTCTTCTTTCAGCTCATCTTTAATTTCCTGCGGCGTATACTGTTCCCATTCCGGAAGTGGTCTGCTACTGTTTATATACTCTTTATACACATCCAGGGTAGGATCGTCCGGGTTGAGTGTGGCCATGAGGTAATCACAGCGCATGGATGCTTCTCGAACGAAATCAATATCTGCAGTGTTGATCTCATCAATATACAGACATCCATACTGACCGCCAAGGGCTTTCTGCCACTTCTTCTTGTCTCCATATCCCATCACATATATGACTTTATCGCCTTTGTTGGTATGGAACAGGATATGTGGTATCTTGTCGTCCTTTGTGCCGTTTCCGTTGTACTCAGTCAGGATCCCGAAATCATCAACGATCCCAAGATCTTTATTGATGATGTTCTTTTCAGCTGTTCCGGTATCTTTCGCAGCCAGGATATGCAGTTTCTTTGGCGATTCTGCAACCTTGCACATGAATTTAAAAAGCCCGACTGTGGTTTTACCCGCCGCTGTAGTGCCTTCCAGGAACTCAACCGGAGCATTACATCTGAGAAATGCTTTGTATTTCTCTGAAAGTATCAGTCTTTCTGTACTCACTATCCATCACCACGCAACTGCTCCAGGATATCTCCCAGTTTCTTTTTCTCTTCTTCCAAGCCGGATACTTCTAGCTTATCCTTAAACATGCCAAGGTGCCGACCGAGTAGTTCAAGAGCCTTCTCTTTGTCATTCAGCTTTACCTTAATTCCAAACTTACCTTCTTCAATTCCGGCAAGGGCCCTGACCTGCTGTTCATCCAGTTCTGCTGTGTCTTTGATCCTGACACATTCATTCTTTATCTCTGCGTAATCCGTAGCTTTTGCAAATGCGATCGCTGCCAGTTCCTGCAGGACCCTGTCCTGAGTGATCTCTGTACGTTTCTGGCGTTCCTGCATCCGCTCTTGAATATATGCTGCAACCTTAGTATTTCTTAGCAATTTACTGCCGTTTACAGCTGCTGCTTCTTCCTTCTTCACAGACGGATACGCTACCCGGTAAGCCCTCGTAGCATTCAGATCTATCAGATATTCATCTGCAAATATCTTTTGTTTTTCAGTCACTCAGACTCACCTACTTTCATTTATTTTTAATACAGTCCTGCCGGCACCATAGTGACAGCCGATTGCCGCCACGCCGAAAGGAGGTGTGTTAACACTTACATACAGTGAATCCATGCGTAAAGTATGTATGTGCTGGTGCCGTGCACGCTGTACGAAAATTACATACAAAAAGACACCTGACTGCTGCCAGATGCCTTCTTGTTGTATGATCGGAGTTTCATTATGCAGGTGTGGGGGTATACACCTGATCGGAACGGATGGGATCGAACCATCGACACGCTGGATATGAGTCAGCTGCTCTTCCTACTGAGCTACGTTCCAAGAACGCCACCAGGTGCGGATTTCCTGGCGGTTCTTCGAAAGCCGCCGGCCTTTATGCCTTTGGCTTCTATTGTATTCTATAACGACTTTTCCGACCTTTCCGACCTTTTTTCATTTTATATCACTTTTTTTGAGATATTCATCACGAATATGTAATCTTGGATAATCCGGACTCTGGGAATATCCTGTCTTTTCTGCTATCTTCTCCCAGGTCATTCCCTGCTGGTAAAATGCCTTAAACACATATCTTGTCTGGCCATCTTCAATGCTTTGGATCCATTGTTCCACTGCTGCCGCCTGTGCCATTTTATGATCGTATGTGTGTTTTCTCCGGTCATATCGTGCCTGGTCGAATCCAACTACACTCTGTGGTCGCGCAAATCCTGTGCTGTAATCAAATATCGTACTGTTCCCAAGACCGGCCTCCCCTTGTTCCATTTCAGCCAGTTCCATGCTGAGGATCGGTATTTCCCTCTTTAACTTTCTGTAGTTATCCAGAAGCTTCCTGGTGATCTTGATCTCGCCCACTGGTATCCTCCCCTTTCGATGCTTTTAGCCGGGAACGTTTATGCTCCCGGCTTTCTCTGCATTTCTTTTATTTATCCGCGATCACGGCATCGGCTCCCTGGACTGTAATCCAGCCGTTTTTGTAGTGAGCTTCTGCCTCCTTCATCTTGATCAGCTCGTCCGTGATGGATGCACTGAGTTCGTTATTAGCCTCTGCCTGTGCTTTTGCTTTAATCTTTGTGTTCTCAGCTTCTGCTGCTGCCTTGACCTTGGCTTTCTTTGCATCTGCTTCTGCCTTGGTCAGTTCAATCTGAGCATCCGCTTCTGCCTGAAGCTTTTCTGTTTCCTTCTGAACCTTTACTTTTTCCTGCTCTGCCTGAGCCTGTTGTTTTTCCTGCAGGGCAGTAACACGATTATCAATGGCCTGTTTCAGCTTTTTATCCGGATGCACATCCACGATGGAAGCGTCCAGAACTTCAACACCGTACTTTTTATGGAAATCCTTGTTAAGATATTCCGTGATGGCATTGTTCAGTGCGGATCTGTTTCCGGAATAGATGTCCATCATGGAATAATTCGTTGTAATCTCCGAGATTTTTGATTTCAGAACAGTTTTTACACGGTTTTCGATGATATCCTCTCCGTCCATTCCCTTGAAACGTTTGTATGTATCAATCACCGTGTCCGGATCATATCGGTAACTCATCTGGAAAGATACTGCAATGCTGGCATCATCCGATGTGGCCACTTTAAAAGAATCATCCTCTTTACTGCCGTCCCTTTTGTCCTTTGTGAGAACGAGGATCTCGTTACTGGTACTAAATTCCTTTACTTTGTTCATCGGTGCAATAAAATGCATTCCGGGGGTGAGTACTGTGTCCTGTACTCCGTCTTTATAGTTATAAACAATGCCGACTTTGCCTGTGCCGATAAGATCCATTCTTGATACTGTGTATCCTCCGCCAAGAACTGCTACTGCTGCCACGATTCCGATAATAATCTTACTTTTCATTTTTGTTCTCCTTTTCTTTGATAGCTTCTTTTACTTTGTTGTATGTTTCATCTTCAATCTCGAATTTCTTCTGCTGCCGCCTGATCGACAGGATCACTCTGCTTCCAATCCAGGCCAGCACCAGGGCTGCGATTCCGAACACCATACCGGAACCAAGAAATATTACCCACATCATTCTCACCTCCTCTGTGGCCATTCACGACCTGTTTTTTTATCCCTCAGTCCTGTAATCTCTAATCCCAGCAGACCTGCCATATTATTCAGGACACAAAAGGCGTTATAAATGTGTGTCGGCATCCTGCCTGCTGACCGGACCGCTTTACCGGCTGTCGGATCTGGATAGCCTTCATTGTTCTTGTAGTTCATTTCACACCTTCTTTCATTTCCTCAAGTCTTTCCTCTGCATCTTCCCGGCTAGAAAATATAATCTGCTTGACTTTACCAGCCTTTATGTAGTGAATCGTGTTTCCTGTCAAATATGGATAATGTATCTCCTTCCAGTCTTCCGGAAGAAGATTTGATGTACCTGGGCAGTGCTGATACAGGATACAGTTGCTGCAGGTTCCATCTTCACTGGCCGGCTGGCTTTTACAGAACTGGATCAGTGTGTTGTATGCTGCCAGTGCCAGCTCTGGAGTAATGTCCAACTTCTTTTCATGTTTCTTGATTCTGGGTTTCTCTGCCTCCCGATACCGGTCACAGTGGTCTCCGTCTTCTACAAGGATTCCTTTACGATCACAAAGACCATCGTCGTTATCGATACAGTTTTTGCATGTCTTCATATCTTTCCTCCTTACGATATCCTGATTGCTCTGTTTACCCGGCGCTGGCCTTTTGGCCTGGGTGTGAAAATCTCTTTTTCTTTACATTCCATCGGACTGCAGCCCCTTGAGTGACCTGTGATCAAAAGATATTCGCAGAACCTGGAACCAGTCGTGTTTGTGTCTCCGCCTCTGTAAAAATACAGGCATTTCTCGCAATGTTTCTTTTTGTTATGATTAATCTCTCTTTCTGTCAGCTCTGACCATTTCTTCATCATTCTCTCCTGACGGACCTAAAAAGTTTCGTCCGAACACTTCCATAAATTTTGCGTGACCATATCTCTTTTCAAATTCTCTCTGTGCCATGCGCTGCATCTCGTGCCGGATCCGGGCGTTGTTGTGTACAGCCTCCGGGCCGTAGATGTGATGATCATTGCACAGGTATACTTTCAGACCATATTCCTCAGAGTTCTTCCGGTTTGGTCCTCCGAACACATGATGCTCATCAAGGATCCTGTGTTCATTCCAGTTATCGTGAAGCGCAACACAGAGATAGCAGGTCCGGCTGCTCTTGTCATGCAGGATGCTGGCCGGATGGCGCATTCTCTTTTTCTTTTCTTTTGTTTTCGGGAATAACATTCCTTCTCCTTTCCCCTGCCGCAGTCTGACAGGCTCGTGCGGCAGGATGTCATAATTTATGTGAATCTGATTTTCAGAAAACACCCTTTACTCAATCCATGGACGTCCTTTTTTGTCCACTTTTCCACACAGCCATTCTTCCCAGAAGCTGATCTCTCGTAACCTGGAGAATGGTATACTTCCAAAGGTCCGCATTGCTGCTGCCACGTAATCCGCCCAGCCGTATAATGTGAGCGTTTCAAGATATTCTTTCCGGGTTATTGCTTTTTCCGGAATAGCTTCCGGAATAGTTTCATTGTTTTCCGGTACTGGGTCGGACTTCTGTTCTTCTTTATGGATCTCCGGTGCAGAATCTTCTGGTTTCTTTTTCGAGATATCTGGTCCTTGCACCGGTTCCGGCATATATTCCGGATGCTGATCGATACTGTCCTGTCCGGGGATCTGTTCTTCCGGTTGCGCCGGCGCAATCTCTGGTTTTTCAATCACCTTCTCGGCTGAAATATCCTCCTGTACCTTTCCGGTGATTTCACCGCTATACTCTGGCATCTTCGGTTCCACAGGTTCTTTCTGTTTCTGGGCTGTTGTTCCCTCGCCTGGCAGTACCCCGAAGCATTTCTCCCAGGTATGCGCCCCTGCATCGTACTCATCGAACAGGCTGTGCACCACATCAAGGAAATATCGATACGTAATATCCACCGGCATCTCTCCGAACACTTTGACCATGATCCCTTTTGATTCATCATAAAACATCAGATACACAGTGCCTTTCCGGTAACTCCTGCTGCCGGACGGGCTGATCATCTCTGCCAGGTCTTTTGGTTCCGTGATCGAGCTGTACACTGCGTTGAGGATGTCTTTATTCTCCCTGCAAAACTCCTGTATCGTTGCTTTCAGCTTTTCTTCCGGGCTTTTGGCATCCTTCCAGTCAAACAGCCGGGCCGGATCTGCTTCATTTTCTTTTTCAAACCTCTGGAATTCTCTGATATCCTCCCTTTTTACTTCCGGCGTGAACATCTGCCGGTCTGCTTCCTGGACCTGCAGGAGTTCGGTCAGCTGCGAGAACTTAAATTCCCGGTACTGTTCTTTCAGTTCCGGTGTATCCCCGTCTGCAGAATATGTTTCATATACGGTCATAAAACGGCTGACACCGGTCCTGTTCATCCCATATTCTGCTGCCGCAAATTCGGCTATGCTGCTGTATCCGTCATTTTTATAAGCGCCCGACCGGTCAATCCTGGTCAGCTGCCATCCGATCCGGACAAAGCTTTTTACGATACCTCCAAGATTATTTTTGATGTCGTTTTTGCTCTGGATGTATTCATCCATGCTCAGCTGTACATATTCCATGCTTTCCTCCTTATGCGGTCACTGACTTTATCTGCTCTTTTTCCTTTAATGTTTTTATGTATCTTCTCAGATGCCTTTCTATCCTGATTTCATCCGGCTTTGTATCCCGGATCCCATACCACTGCAGGATCTTTGTCCCGCAGATCTCTATTGTGATATACGGTGTTTCCGGCGCTGACTTTGAACGCAGGAAAAGGATCGTGCTCCGGCCGGTGTTATGCTTATTCAGATAGCTGTCCCCGCCGACGCAATGATGTAGTATCCTTCCTTCTGCAACGATCTCTTCTGCTGATCTTGCCGGCCGTATCAGATAATCCTCGTCTTCGTAAAAATATTGATTCCTCAGACCCCTGTAGTTCTTTCGGATGTCCGGATATTTTTCGCTAACTGCCTGTTCTCTCTTGCGGATTTCTTCCGCATTTGTCTCAATGACCATCCGGTCATGGGCAAGCCTCAGGTCTCTCGGAAAAAGGAAAATCTGGTTATGCAGGTCATACCCCCTCTGTATCCGCATATGCAGATAATCCACATAAGTGCGGGTTACGCCGCTTACAGCACTTGCCATCCTTCCACACATGGGTTCCTGCATAGTATCCGGGATCCCGCATCCGGAATACTGCTCTATCCTGTGCATGAACTTTGCTACTGTGGTGTATTTCAATATTTCTTCCAGATCGCTCTGCCGTACCTGGTTTTCCGCAAGGAATATGCTTTCCTGTACTGTCACCTGGAGTCCCATCCGTTTCTCCATCTGCCACACTTTCAGATAGTCAGGGTTTCCCTGCAAGGTCTTCAGGTCCCTAAGCCTTCTTTTATAGATTCCAAGAAAACATTCCGGCTTTATGGCATCCTTGTCTGCTATGATCCCGCAGTAGCCCTCTACTATAGATTCCGCTATATGATATAATCCCATTTTCACAAACATCTCTATCTGCGGCCATTGGATATATCTTTCGAGGTATTCTTTCAGGTTGTACATGGTCTTATGTTTTCCATACATCTCTGCTGCCGAATATCTCAGGAATGTGGTCCGGAGTTCTTTGTAGCTTTCCGGATATATCTTTGCTGCTTTGATCGAAATGTTGTTCATTCCGCACAAATTGCAGTCATCCCAGAATTCTCCGGAGTAAGAACTAAATTTATGATAATCTGTCTGTGGCCTTTTTCCTTTTTCCAGGTAAGTCCTTGCGATCTCAGTTATGATCATCTTTTCGCCTGCGCCTGTCATGATCTCTTTTTCATCCAGGAAAGTATCCAGTCTGTATATTTTTTCTATCTCCGCATATCTGATCACTGCTCCATCATCCTTATATCTCTGTGCAATAAAGCAGTTCATCCCATGCCCCCATACTCCTTTGGCCTTTCCCTGGGCTTTATACACCCCTGTAGCACCACAATGAGGGCACGTTCCCACCGAATCATGTTGCGGGACCGGGATTATCTTTTCAAACTGTCCCTCGTAGGTGTCTTTGCTTCTGACCGCTGCCTCCGTCACCTGTCCGCATGCAGAGCAGGCTATATCCGCATATCTTCCATGACGCTTGTAGTACAGGAAGTGTTCTGTTCCGATGCCTGTTTTTTTCGCCCAGTCTTCCAGTCCTTTCGGAAGCGGCGGGGTGTTCTGTTCCCGTTCTTTAAGCCTGTCCGCACGTTTGTCTTCCCTTTTCTGGACTCTTTGCGCTTTGATGTTATAGATCAGGCTCTGCAGGGCACCTACCCAGGTGGTGTATTTCCGTTCCCACGTATCTCCAGTAAACTTCCACACCATATCTCCCTGGGACCTAGCCATATAACACTTGTTGTCTCTTTTTTTGCAGTTACTGCCAATCTTTTCCCTTTCTTCATCCAGACCTGCTGCCGACCAGACCCCTGCATCCGGATAATACAAGCCCCAGTCCTTCTGGGTAAACACCATCCGGATCCACGGGGTCTGCAGCTCCCGTTTTTTGTTTTCGTAAACTTCAACAAACAGATTGCTCTCTCCACGGATATCCTGCAAAAATACAACTGCTGTGTTACGATACTGTTTGTCTGCCCTGACACCGCCCCGGAAAGGGATCTTTTCTATCTCCTTTTTCTTCATTTCCTGCTGCCTCCCAGATAGTAATCACGGATCAGTTTTTTTGCGGTACCCATGTCCGGATCTCCGAAGGTCACTTTTCCGGCGTTGACTCCTGCAGCCTTTATGATCTCCTTGTCCACAGGTACCTGGTTCTTAAAGGCATACTTCAAGATCTCTGCGATGCACTGCTTCAGGCTCTTTCCTTTCTTGCGGACCTGGTGTGCGACCATCTCATCCTCCATACAGAGCCCCCGGATATACTCCACCCAGTCATTCATCAGACCGGCCAGTTTCAGAGATCCGCATTCCACATCCAGTTTCCCCATGGCGGCCGTCACAGCGTCACAAAGATACGGGATATCGCCGGACTGATACATCTCAACATAGTCTTCCGGGATGCCGTTCTCCTGCGCCATCACTTTCAGGCTCTGGATATCTCCTTCATTCAGCAGGTTCTCTGCAAGCTCGTTGATCTCCCTGCAGCTGCTCATCTCTCCAAATCTTTCGAACATTTACATCTTCTCCTTTCGTTTTTTCATAGCTCCCTGAAGCCAGTTTGAGTAACTGTGCTTCCCGGCTTTTGCTGTTAATGTTAAGCGATGCTCTTCTATCAGCTCCCAGATCCTTTTCCAGAGTTCTGCGTTCCCAATCCTGGTGCCTCTGGCATCTTCCCAATTGGCTGCTGCCATTTCCGGAAGTTTCCGGATACGGGAGACCACATAAACATCTTCTGTATGGACGCAGACATTGCTTGTCTTTCTGATCCGCGATAATGCTGCCACCAGATTTTGAAGGGTTGCACTATGGTATGTTCCAGAAATACATTGGAACCCTTCTGCTGTTTTAATTGCGCCGGCGCAAATCGTTTCCAGGATATATGCACATTTTCTCTCTGTATTCTTCTGGGCCTTGCTGTCTGCCTCCAGATATATGTCTACTTTCCACATGTCAATCCCTTCTATTCCCTGTTCTGACCAGTATGTAATGCCGGTATGCGTAGCCTGTCACCTTGTTTTTCCCATGTTTTACTGAACCAGGAACAATCGCCCATCCCTTTGGTGGTTTCGGATCTCTCGGTATCCCCTGCCTGTCCACCAGGCTCCGTTTCTTTATCTCTTCTTTCTCCGGATCCTTGCGGATCAGGTTTCTGGATGGGTGGTACCGTTTCAGGTCCTCTGGCTCATGTTCTTTCAACGGCTTGGTTATGTATTCTGCCAGTTCTCCGGAATCTACGTCATATACTCTCTTCGTCTGTGCATGGCCATGGTTCCATAACATTTCCACTAGAAGCCCTGTATCTGTCTCATTGTTTGATTTCCGGTTGACCAGGATATGTACGTGGGGTCCGCCCTGCTTTCCAATCTCCAAGCGGTATATGTACTTCAACTCCCATCCATATTTTTTATACTTGTCCCGGAGCTTTCGAATGAATTTTGACATATCTTTCTGCATCTGTTTCCAGGGCGGCCGTGAGCCTTTCTTGTACGTCAGCGTGAACCAGTAATCTCCTATTCCGAAATTCCATTTAATCAGACGGCGGACATCCCGTTCCCTTTTCCATTGGTTCTGTTTAGCGATCTCTTCCGGAGTGGCTTTTCTCCTCTTCTGTCTTTTCTGTCCCCTGGCTCCATATCTGCCCGTATGCTTTTCTTCAACTTCCCTGGTGTTCCCACAGTCCCAGATCCATCTTATATATCCACACCTCATAAGCAATCCTTGTCCTATCTCTAATACGTTTAATCAAGCCTGTAAGGGGATTCATACCCCAAAAATAAATACGGGCTTTTCACCCGTGCCGCTTGACTGTTCTCCTCCCAGATGCTATGATGATGTTGAACGTTTACATCTGGGATTTTTCCCTTTGCCAGCACACTGCTATGTGCTGGCATTTTTTATCTTCGTTTCTTATACCCCGTCCCGACCACGGCCACAAACGCCACCTGCCAGAACAATCCTACCATCAGGAGCATCTCTGCCGGGCTTCTCCACTGCCAGAACGGCAGATTTGCCACCGGGAGGGCTATACACAGGGATATGATCGCATCTCGTTTCATTTCTTGCCTCTTTTCTTATGTTCTTCATCCACCAGAGGGCTGAGCTCTGCAAGTTCCTTCTCGATCTGGTTCAATTCCAGGCCGTATTCCGGTTTCCAGTCCACTCCGCTGTGACTCAGGATGTCCGTTCGTCTGTCAACAAGATCTATGTATTTGCTTACCTGCTGTGCTGTCATGTGTTCCTCCTTTATGCTGTCTTTTCGTAGTTCATTCCTTCCAGGGCTTCTTTCACACGCCGAAGAATCAACTCCGACGCTTCTTCTTTCGTGAGTTCTCTTTTTTCTCCGTTTACCTGGATTCTTGTGATAAATTCAATATCTTTCATGACTATCACCTCTGTTGTATCTTATGAATGTATTGATTTTTGTGTTTATAAAATTTTCACTACTTTGTCGAACGCTTTTTCTTGCAGTTTCGACAGTACGCTCCTATTCTATATACAGGGTGCTGGCACACCCGAGTACATAAGAAAGGAGGGATTTTCATGGATAAAGATTTGTTTTTTCACACCGTAGCTACCGAAACTGCAAAAGCTTATGTTTCTTCTAACATGCCTCAATACATTCATGACGGCTCTCAGAAATTTGCTGAAGATTTTTCTGAGAAATATTTTGAAGCTTATAAGGTAGCTCAAAAGATGTATGACAAAAATAAGGTTCGTCTTAAAACTGACGGTCTTATCTGATTCTTGTCATTGTCTTAATAATCTTTAATGCATCATCCAGTATGGCTTCTGCCTGTTCTATCGTGCAGTTCTTCAGTGACTCAACTACTGCAGTAACAACAGGCAGGTCATTTGGATGTGCATTAAAGCCTCTCATCCTTTGTGAAAAAATCTTTGAAATTTCATCTTTTTCCGCAGTTTTTTCACTTTCACTAACAATAACCTTGAGCTGTTTACCACTTTCCGGTATATAACCTTCCGGGTTAAATAATTTCTGTATTGGCCATCCATAAGGTCCTGGAAGAGTTACAATAACTGGCTTCTCTACTTTCTTTCCATTGATTTCTAATATATCTTTATCGAAATCAATTCTTATAGAACGAATTTCCATCTTTACCTCCTATCCGGCCTTGCGGGCCTCAATGGTTATCCTACAAGCCTTCTTTCCTGTAATACTGTTGTAATATCTTTCATAAAATGCTAAAATTCTTTCATAATATAATGAAAAGAGGTATTTTATGTCGGATTACAATGATTCTCTCAAACGCATGACTAAAATCATGTTTGATAGTTTGCTTTGTACATCACAATTTCATAAAGCCGTAACTTCTTCTACTGCTTTTGCTACTACTCAAAGTGTAGCTAAAATCATGGAGCCGTATCGAAATTTGTGTGAAAATTTCAAAACCGCTTATTCAGATTCTATTGCCAAAACTATAGGTTCTTGTTTATCACAACAATTGGCAAAGTCCCTTTCTGACAGCATACACAAAAGCTTTTCTGATTCTTTAAAAAGAAATCCTGCTTTTAATGAATTATCCTCAACTCTCAACGCCATAACACCGGAACTAATTTTTACATCACTTTCACATACATATGATTTTCCGAAAGACTTAGGTGGTATCTCCGAAAAAGATAATGATGATTTTATTGTTATTGATAATGCAGTAAGTACGGCGTACGACATACCTTGTACTGTTGCAGTTCCTATTAATGAGCATAAGCGTAAGATCTCAACATCTGATTTTTGCGCTATCATTAGTCTCATTATCGCTATCATTTCCGGTATAATCATTCCTTTGTATCTGCAATCTAAGCCTTCTGAAACTGAAGTGATTGAGCTTCAGCTTTTGCAATCTCAAAACGAATTATTGCAGCAACTCCTACATAATGCAGACATTTCTTCTTCAAGTGAAATTGAAGCAATCAATGAGTTGAAGCAATCTGTCGAAGAGCAAAGTAAACAGCTTTCACAGTGTCAAGAAACCCTTGGCAAGTTTGAAGAAGCTCTTGATAATCACGAGACAGTCGAGAATATTGATACAGCAAAGAAACCAATACAATAATTGCACTTACCTGCGTAATTGCCAGACAGATCTTAAGCATGTTTATCTGATTACGCAGGTAAACAATTTCTTTTTCCGTTTCTTCCATTTAAACCGCCTTTCTCTGTTCGTCTCTATTCAGTAAGTAATCAATTGTTACGCCAAAAATGTCTGACATCTTTATTAATGCCGTACTGGGAATAGGATTCACTCCGTTCAGCCAGTTATAATAGGTCTTTACAGAAATTCCAATTTGAGTTGCAAGTTCTTCTTTAGACATTCCATTCCTTGCCCTTTCAGCCTCTATGCTGTTAAACATCATTATTTCCACCTCCTTGTTACTCGTTTTGTGAATTTCTGTTTATATAATATTCTCATATTGAGAATTTGTCAATACTCATTTTGAAAATTATTTTTCATTTTGTGAATTATTTAATTGACAATATGTAAAATATGTAATAGTATGAATCTATAAGGAGGTACTCTTAATGATTGGAGAAAAGCTCAAGGAAATTCGCGAAAATCTTGGATTAAATAAGAAAGAATTTGCCCAATATATTGGAATAAAATACACTACCTATAATGGTTATGAAACCGAAGCTCGGGAACCCTCTTCAGATTTTTTAATTCTTATTTCAGAAAAATTTGATGTATCAATAGATTATCTTCTTGGTTTAAAAGACGAACGTGAAATTTTACATGCTTACAAACTTCGTTCTGGAGAATATGAGCATATAAAAAAATACCGTGAACTCGACACTCACGGTAAAGATATGGTTGATACTGTTCTTCAGAAAGAATATGACCACATTATTGAATTGCGTGATTTTGCTCCGCAATCTAAATATATAGGTAAAGATCCCGATAACATTGTCACTGTTGATCTCACACCTCTCGCTGCTCATACTCGTGCAGATGTAGAACAAACTCCTGAAGGTGTTCAGCATGATCTGGATATTATGAACGATGATTCTCAATGGGAATAGAAAGGGGAAATGCATATGCCAGAATTAAGTAGATTTGAGGGGATGGTTATTAAAATGTTATTTAATGACACTGTCCAGCATAATAAGCCGCATGTCCATGTTACTTATGGTGAATACAGAGCTTCTGTCGGTATTGACGGCGAACTGCTTGCCGGATCACTTCCGCAAAAACAGTTTAAAATGCTGGTCGGTTGGCTTGCTTTGCACGAAGATGAAGCTTATGCAGCATGGAACAAAGCTGTCAGAGGCGAGCACTTTGATAAGATTAAACCTTTACAGTAAGGAGGAATTCTTTATGTTTATTTCAAACGGAATTGTTTATGCCAGTGAACGCCCAGAAAATGTACAGATTATTGGAGCAAAGCCATTGGATGATATGATGATGCTCCTCACTTTTTCAACCGGTGAGCAGAGACTTTTTGATGCTTCGGTATTAAACGGCCCCGCTTTCGCTCCATTAACTGATGAAAAAATATTCAAAGACTGCAAAATCGTAGATGGAGTTGTCACCTGGATGGACGAAGATATTGACTGTGCTCCTGAGTATATGTACGAGCATAGTTATGCGTATCCGTCTTTAAAATCCGTAATTTGAATTAAAAGGACTGATTTATTTGACCTACGAACAACTTTTAACTACTGCCGATCAGGCCGGTCTTACGGTAAAAGAACGTCCACTTCAAAAACATGATGGTCTGATCCGTGGCAATCGCATTGCTATTCGAAAAAGTATTGACACTCAGGCTGAAAAGTCCTGTGTGCTGGCTGAAGAACTTGGTCACCACTACACCACTACTGGCAATATCCTGGAACAGTCAACTGATGTGATGAACCAGAAGCAGGAATACCGTGCCAGACTTTACGGCTATAACCTCCGGGTTGGCCTGATCGGGATCATCAAAGCCTATGAAGCCCGCTGCCGAAATCTTCATGAGATAGCTGAACATCTGGATGTACCGGAGGATTATCTCATTGAAGTGATCGACTGCTACCGTTCCAAATACGGACAGTATGTTGCTGTGGATAATTATATAATCTATTTTATTCCGCAGTTGGCTGTGATGAGAATTGATGTTTTATAATAAATGCATAATGATGGCATAGAGTAATAACCAAGTAGCAAAGGTCGGAAAGGCTCCCGACACACTCGCAAGAGTACCTGAGATGATGGATACGCCGCCCATCTTGTTACTTGGATTATCTTAAAGGTGTTGTCATTATGGCAACACCTTTTTTTAGTTCTACAAAGCAGAATACAAATAACTCTTTCATTGACTACGAGCATAATATGAATTATAATAAGCTGACAGAAGGGAAGAAATTCTTTTCTAATATTGCCCTAGGGGCATCAAAGAAGATATCAGTTTATTATGTGAAGACCTCGTAGAAATACGAGGTCTTTTACGTTATATAAATTTGCAATATTATGACTGTAGTAATATACTTGTACGGAGAGAACCATATTGATTATGGTTGAAAGGCATTCGTGCAAGCAATTGCATGGGTGTCTTTTACTTTATAAATATATACAAAAACCGGTTCCTGTTGGCGCAGGAACCGGCATGTAGCTTCCGAAGATGCTACTCATTTCGCAAAAATATTGTATCATCTTCGAAAACAGCATACAAGCAGAACGTTTGTGCGCTGTTATTTTTGTACCCATTTTTACATAATTTTAACCGAGGTGATAAAATGCAAAAAAGAATGGCAGCTTTATACGTCCGTGTTTCCACGGAGGATCAGGCGGAATTGTCTCCGGATGCTCAAAAAAGATTGTTGCTGGAATACGCAAAGAAGAACGATCTCATAACCTGTGAAGAATTTATTTTCTGTGAGAGTGTTTCCGGCCGTCACGCCCAAAAACGTCCAGAGTTCCAGAAAATGATTGCAATGGCAAAACAATCCTCTCATCCCTTTGATGTGATACTGGTATGGAAATTCTCTAGGTTTGCTAGAAACCAGGAAGAATCCATCGTATATAAAAGTATGCTCAAGAAAGATGATGTGGAAGTTATTAGTATCTCTGAGCCGCTCGTAGACGGTCCGTTTGGTTCTCTTATCGAACGTATTATCGAATGGATGGATGAATATTATTCCATACGGCTCTCCGGTGAGGTAAAGCGTGGCATGAAAGAGAAAGCTTTGCGCCATGGTTATCAGAGTACCCCTCCCCTTGGTTATAAGGCGGTCGGCGGCGGAAAGCCATTCGTGATTGACGAAGCCAGCTACGCTATTGTGTCCTACGCTATGAATTTATACGATTGCGAAAATATGGATGAAACCGCTATAGCAAGGAAGTGCAATGATCTGGGATATCGCACCAAGCGCGGAAACCTCTTTGAACGAAGAAGTATTGACCGTATTTTACGAAATCCTTTTTACTGCGGGACAGTCACATGGAATGGAATGGAATTTGAAGGTTCTCACGAGGTCAGGATCTCAAAGGAACGTTTTCAGGAGCGTCAAAAGCTGATTCAGGCCAGGATGCGCCCAGCCAAGTCCCGTAGCGTATCCGCATGCAGACACTGGCTGTCTGGACTTTTGAAATGTTCGATCTGTGGTGCCACTCTTGCCTATACCGGTGGTGGAAAAGATGGCTATCATTATTTCAACTGCTGGCAATATGCAAAAGGCTATCACAGAGGCACATCTTCTATTCCGGTAAAAAAGGCTGAAGAAGCTGTTATTGAATATTTTGACAAGATTCTTGAAGGTGCTGACTTTTCTTATATCCGGAAAAGTAATTGCTCTGTTAATAATGAAGTTACCGTTGATCAGATCCGCAAAGAGTTGTCCCGGATAGATATGAAAAGCAAACGAATCCATGATGCTTATGAAAGTGGAATTGACTCTCTTCAGGAATATAAAGAAAATAAAGAACGTCTGAATGATGATCGATCAAAGTTAGAGTTTGAGCTTCACAACCTGCTGCACAAGAAAAAAGAAAAGTTTACAGATAAATCAGAGGTGTTGAAAGAGATCAAATCTGTGAATGACGTGCTCAAGGATCCGGATGTTGGATATGAAGAAAAAGGCATGCTCATCCGGACTATCGTTGATCAAATCGTCTGGGATAAAGAAAACAACAAGATGTATTTTGATATTATTGTACATTGATTTTTTATCTGCTATTGCACTCCGGCCCACCTGAGTACAATAACAGATAATTTAACTTT